ACTACTCCCGCTGGGACGTATCCAGGGAGCTATGCTTACCTCGGCGGCGTGCTGTTACCGGATGGCCGGGTGTTTTGCGTGCCGTACGGCGCCACCTCGGCGCGAATTTACGACCCACGCACCGATACCCTTACTACTCCCGCTGGGACGTATCCAGGGAGTAGTGCTTACATCGGCGGCGTGCTGTTACCGGATGGCCGGGTGTTTTGCGTGCCGGGCAACACCACCTCGGCGCGAATTTACGACCCACGCACCGATACCCTTACTACTCCCGCTGGGACGTATCCAGTGAGCTATGCCTACAGCGGCGGCGTGCTGTTACCGGATGGCCGGGTGTTTTGCGTGCCGCGCCGCTCCACCTCGGCGCGAATTTACGACCCACGCACCGATACCCTTACTACTCCCGCTGGGACGTATCCAGGGAGTGATGCCTACAGCGGCGGCGTGCTGTTACCGGATGGCCGGGTGTTTTGCGTGCCGTACAACACCACCTCGGCGCGAATTTACGACCCACGCACCGATACCCTTACTACTCCCGCTGGGACGTATCCAGGGATCTATGCTTACTTCGGCGGCGTGCTGTTACCGGATGGCCGGGTGTTTTGCGTGCCGGGCAACGCCACTTCGGCGCGAATTTACGACCCACGCACCGATACCCTTACTACTCCCGCTGGGACGTATCCAGTGAGTAATGCTTACGTCGGCGGCGTGCTGTTACCGGATGGCCGGGTGTTTTGCGTGCCGTACAACACCACCTCGGCGCGAATTTACGGCGGTAGTAACTATGCGCTCCCGCCCGCCCGCGTGCTATCTGCTTACGACAACAAGTTGTAGGATAACATTCATGAGACAACAACGCACGACTTACGAAGAACAACTGGACGTCTTGACCACGCTCCGGTGGCAAGTCAAACGTGCCTTGCAAAAAATGGCTTTTGATCTGCGAGAAGGCACCGCGGATGAGCAGCTTTTGTTTGATGCGGTTTTTTCCGATCAAACCAAGTTTAGTTTGAACGAGGCGACCCTGCTGGCGTTTAGCTTTTCCACGCAGTTGCAAAACAAACTGGATGAGGCGACGGATAACCAGGTGCAAACCGCGACCAATGCGCTTAAGGATTTACTGATTGCGCGGCAAAAGACTGTGGGTCGGTCAGTCATGGGGTTGGAATGAGTTACGCTTTCCCGGTCTGTTAATTAAAGATAGGGGATTTTTAGTGAAAGGCGTTCTCCTAAAGTGCATTGCTTCCTCGGTTTTGCAATGCGCCAAGTGTGTAAATTTTCGGGACGATGACCCGGATATTTATTACTGCGATTTGGATCGTCCTGAGTTTGCTGGGCTGTGTGATGAATATACACCGTCCCAAGGTTATCTTTCTAAACTTAACCAAAAAGGTAATTCTGTTGAAACAGGTAAAGATTGATCCACAAATTGAGATTGATGTGGGTAGGATGTTGAGTTGTGCACCAATACATTGCTCTAAACAGGGTAGTTGTTTTCGAGTAGCTAAGTTTGCTAGAGATTATTTACGAGAATTACACGAGCAGATTGCAAAAGAAGAGCAACAAGAAGAAGAGCAAAAAAAAGTATTTTACCAATGAGATTTATGGTAGTGTTGGGACTTGGGAAATGCCATGAATTATCGACCTGAAGATGTCTTGGCAATGGCTCGTACCATATGGGGCGAGGCGCGAGGAGAGACTAGGGAAGGGCAGATTGCTGTGGCCTGGTCGATTCGTAATCGAGCAGAGAATCCGGGATGGTGGAGTCGAAAGCGTGGAGACGGAATTCCTGATGATACGATTGAAGCAGTTTGTTTAGCCCCGTCACAGTATTCATGCTGGTGGGACGGGCAAGCAAAGAAGGTTCGTAGCCGCACTAAGGAACAGTTAGGAAGTATTTATACCTTAGCTGAGGGTGTGCTTAATAATCAAATCCCTGATCCCACAGAAGGTGCAGACCACTACCATACCATTGCCCGGCCCAGTTATGCGAGTAAATGGCCTCCGATGTGGGCAAAAGGAAAAGTAGGGGTTACGGTAGGCCGGCATATTTTCTACCGGTTAGGATGGTAACAAAATGAATTGGATGCTGCGACGATTGCGGGAGCCGAGTACATGGCGCGGGCTGGTGTGGCTGGCAACTATCGCCGGGCTGTCGCTGCGGCCAGAGCAGGCCGAGGCGATTGTGACCGTCGGCATGGCGCTGGCGGGCTTGCTTGGTGTGTTTTTGTCGGATGAAGCTAAAAATATTAGCATTGAGCTGCCGCCCATTGAACTCATTGGACAATCACAAGGGTACAATGATGCAAGTCAAGACATGGGTGAAACGCCAGTCCCCCAATCTGGAAGGGCCAGCGCTGACATGGCTCCTCAAAACCCTGTCCTTCGTTGGCCTGGCGCTGGTGCTGAGTGTAGCCATTCTGCTGCTGACGGGGTGCGTCAGCCCGTGCCGTCCGTCGATTACCCCATCGGCGGATCGGATGACACCTACCCTAATCTCCCGCCTGCTGGATTCGGGGATCGGGATTGATTGTGAGTGGAGGTATTGAGATGTGGGTTGAGATTGAATGGTATTGGCTATTGAGACAAGGACTGTGATTGTGAGTTACTCTCCCACGCACGCCACGCTTTAATCAAAATGTCGAAGTAACGGAGAATTATGATGAAATTGAAATCGTTGTTGTTTGCGGCTGCTCTTATTTCTGCACCTGTTGTTGCAGATGACTGCTTACCTGGTTTTGGCCCCGGCTGCGTTATCCCGCCTGGCCCGGCTCCGACTCCGGAGCGGATTCCGATTCCCGGTTATCTCCCGTCAATCTGGATCGGTGGCGATCAATATGTACAACCCACCTGTGGCGTTGTAGCGAATGAATTTGCACTGTGCATTGCTACTCTGCCCGGCGGCTACCTAGTCGGTGGTTTGAGTCCGAGTTGCCCACCCGCGAATGAGTCGTGCCCGAACCTGCCTTGGTTGGCGATTACTGCGTTGCGGTTGAATATTGACTCGGCACTACGAGCCAAAAACTCCATTCAGTAAAAGGAATATGGTATGCCAATAAAGTTTGTCTTTGCTTGGCTGTTTCCTGTGTTGTTGACTACATGGGGAATTTGGTCGCTGGCGTTGTTGTTCTGGAGTAAATTATGAACCGATATGATTGGGCAACCTGGGCTTTAGGGCTGCTGGTAGACCAAAAGGTACGCGAAGCAGCAAAAGAGGAGGTTCGAAAACTAGAATCAGCGGTAATGAATAAAGAAAGCAAAAGAGACATTGTGGTAAATATTTTGCTGCCAGGAATTAAAAGGGGTGGAGAGTATCTGGCTCGCGCTTTGATTGTGTTGTGGCTCGGTCAAATCCGGAATGTAGAGCGATAGTATGAAACTATCGGTGGTTGTTTTTGTAGCGTTATTGGCTGGTTGCGCTCATGCGGATTATGCGCAATTGGCTGATAGCGCTACAACAGCCGTGGCACTTTCTAACGGGTATGTTGAGGCGAATCCGCTATTCGGCGGGTTAAGCTGGCCGATTATTGCAGTGGTAAAGCTTGGAGTTACTCAAGTTGTTAAGCAAACACCGATTGAAATTTGTGAGCCGGGATTGTTAGGGTTGACAGTAGGTGGGTATGGTGCTGCGCTTTGGAACATTGGGGTTATGGCTGGAAGCGGGCCGGCGGCGCTTCCAGTTGCGCTGGGATTGGTTGTTTGGCAATGGGATAATTGGGCTAAAGACGCAAAGAATACTTGTTCTCTAGGGATTGTAGGGAGTGCTACACCTTACGAAATGTCAGATGACGAGTATGATTTATTGATTTACAAGTAAGGTGAAAAAGAATGAATAAGTTTATTGCAATGATTGTTGGTACTTTTAGAAATGAATGAGAATACGGATGAATTGGTTATCTTGCGGCGCGATATGGACCGGCAGCGCCAAGAACGAATAGACCATCTTGAAAAACAGATTCAAGAAATGAAGTCTATGATAATTGATATGTCGTATCAAATGACTACAATTATTGATCGACAATCTCAATATGATCCTACAATGATGACCTTGAAAACTGTTATGACAGGTGGAATTGTATTGAAATGGGTATTAATTATTATTGTTGGAACGCTAGGAACAATTGCCACGGCAAATACAGCATGGGAAGTCATTCAGAAATGGTCACGCTAAAGATTATCGGTGGGATTTTTATTGGCTTGCTCATAGCTGCCTCAATTAGTTTTCAGCTTTGGCAGTTGCGTGGGTTTATCAATGCAGGGCCGCGCTTTACCTCTGGAGATGGTCAAGAGCTCTGTGAGAGAATAATGGTACTAGAGCGGATAAACGGGATTAAAAATTCGTGTCACTACGCCAGGCGTGAACCGATATGGTAGATTTCCCAAAGGTCGAAGCCTTTAAAGGGTTGAATAACCGGGTTGATCCAATTCGACTGGGGATGGAATGGCAACTCCAGGCAGATAATTGTTTGTGCGATGATGCGCAGTTTCTGACGCGCCGCCCCGGCGTGTCGGCGATAAGTGGGTCAGGGTATCAGGATATTCACGGGACACGGGATGGACGACTGTTAGCGGTTGATAGTTCAAATCAATTACTTCAAATCCACGAAGCGGGTGAAATTCAGGTCTTGCATGCGGGGGTGGTGGGGGCGCCGTTCCAATGGGCGGAACTGGGATACGCGGTATTTTTGTTGGGGCAGAACGGGGTAAAGTGGGCGGTATATCCGGATCAGGTTATCGAGTGGGGTTCGTTGTGCCCCGCCGCGCAGAGCGCTGTCTATCCGATTGGGGACCCGGTCAGTTACCCCCCACCGGTGGGCCATCTGATCGGGGTGCGGCGAGACCAATTGGCGTTGGCCGCCTGGGAACCGGACTTGGACCGTTCCGTGTTGTATTTAAGTCGCCCGGACTACCCGCACGAATTTCGGCTGGAGCGGGATTACCAACTGTTCGCAGGCAAAATTACTCTG